TTCCTTTCACCCTTTCCCAGCCTACTGGGATTTCAAATGGTGTTATAACATGCTCCATTACATCAAACTCTGTAAAGGCAGCACCTTCTGTAACATCCCAGTTACCTTCTAGAAGCTGCTTACGCTGTACATCTGGTAAAGCATTTAGCATCTGTTCGTATCTACCATCTTTAGCAAGATACGGATTGTCTTCTAGTCTGGCTGGTATAAAACGTCGTGTCAATCCATCATGGCCTGTAAAGCTTTCATTAGGCTCTGATGGGTTCACATAACGCTTCTTTACCCATGTTGCACCAGCACCACCGGGGTTAGCTGTACAACGCATGTACGGCGTAATCTCAGGGTCTGTAGTACGCAGTCGTGATGCTAGGTAGTTCCAAGAAAACTCTGTTGATAGGTGAGTAATCTCATCGAAACCAATCCAACTATAAGCTTGTCCCTGATAGCGATAGACATCTGCATCTCTTTCAAGGAAGCCAAACTCTAGTTTAGCACCACTAGGAAATGTCCAGATCTTTTCAACTTCTCTGAACTTACATCCCGGAAAAGCCTTTGGGTATAACTCCCTAGACTTATCTATAAGCTCCCTCAGTTCAGGCATAGAGCGTCTTAACACTAACGCCCTGTGAGCAGCCCTGTGGGCGAATCTGAGGGGATCTACGAGCATAGCATAGGACTTACCACCCCCTGCTGCGCCACCATACAATACGTCCGTCTCTGGAGCCGCTAAGAAGTCTGTCTGCGGCCCATCATTAGGCTTAAAGATAATCTTGTCATCTACTATCTCCTTTGTACTAGGAGTTAACAGATCAAGTTCATCCTCTGTTAAAATCTTACCTTCAGTTGTAGAGGCATCTAAAGCCTCATCTAACTTAGATTGTACCTTTGTCTGCTGGTTTAGTGTAGCCTTAGCAGACTTCAACTTCTTGTCAAGAACTTCTATACGACGCTGCTTGTCCTTTACAGACCTTCTAGCAGCCATCTTAGCCTTTTCTTTCTTACTGTAACGGTACTTAGGAGCTTCTCCTCTATCCTCTCTTTCCTGCTTTACATGGTTAGAGAGAGTTTGTACTGATACGTTATAGCCCTTAGACTCTATAAACAATCTACCTTCACGGATAGATTTATACTTACCATCAACAATACCTTCTACAACTTCTTTGAGGACTTTGTAGACTTTATCATTACGTACAAATAGCTTACCCTCTGGATCTGCATCATATGCAAATGGAGCAACACCCTGTGTACGGGGTTTAGTCTTGGGTAACTTCATACTCACCTTCTACAACAGTCTTAGCAGGAAGTATGAATAAAGCGCCACCCTCTGACTCAACATTAACCTCTAGTCTATCTTGCTTTCCTAAACCAGTGCGATCCAATATCGTTTGAGCAGCTTGTAACTTTACGTTAGCTTGAGGCATAGGATCATCTGAATCTAATACCTGTACAAGCTTCATAGCTGCCTTGGGTGCAGACTGAGCAAGTATATGAGAGGCCAGTTCTATTATTTCATTTTTAAGTGATTTAACTACTTGAGAATAGCTACCTTCGGCATAACCTGCTAGCTCCGCTGCGTATTTTGGATCACCTCCCGTTTGGATTAGACAGTCCAAGAACTTCTGTTGCTTTTCTGTTAGCTCGCGTTCTTTGGATGTTTGAGGTAAATAAGCATTCATAACAAGACAGTATAGTGTTGAATTGAGGTTTTGTCAAGTCTTTTTTAAAAAAATAATAAAAAACTTGACAGATTGAGAATCTGACACTATACTATAGTAACAGCCGCCGAGGGTGTAAGTATGTATTATATAGATTTATATATATGTACTTTAAAGCTTTAAAAGGGAGCCGCAGTATGTGAAGATACTGTCAAGGTTAGACAACTTGAAAAGCTTTCAAAATGTTTATAATTGTATTACTCCCCACCCCTACCCCCATGGCCACCTGCCCCGCCCCTTACAAGCCTTACAAGCCTCACAAGCCCTGCAAGAATTGTGCCAACGACAAAACCTTGCAAAGATTGTGCCAGATTCCGCATATATTCCAAAAACTTCTTAAAAGCTTCCCAAGTATTCCAAAGCTTTGACAATCTTGTGCGCACTTTAAAAGGTTTAAAAAGGTTAACCCTTATAACTAAACCTTATAAAGCTTTTCAAAGACTTACCAAGCTTCGCAATGCCTACCATGCCCTCAGAATCCACCATGCAATATCCATGCCAAAGCTTTAAAAGGCACTGTATGTTTGAACAGTACTGTATAGGCATCCACATCCTGAGGCTTTCTATTTTCAATTTTAAGACCCCATCCAATTGATCCAATGCAATGCCTAGGGACTATTTTTAGCCCTGAGAATGGCCCCTCGAAAGCCTGAGAGCATTTTTAGACTTGGCACGCTTATTGCTTGGTAGTGGTTACTCCGCTACTTGGCACGCTATTTGCATACCTAAAACAAACCTACCCTGTAACAAACTGTTACAATTTATAACACTTTAGAAATACTTATTTTGTTTTATTTGCTATTCTCTACCCATCGCTTAACGGTGATGCGGCCCAGTAGAAATGCACTGCCCGACATCACCCGCGAACGATTCAACCGTGCAAGTGCGGGTAGCATTGTGCAAGTGCTGGTGCGGTTGGGTTATGGTAGATAGATTCCTCGTTTCAATTGTTCGCCAGAATGTTGATTCGTAAAACAGTGCCTCGCACTGGTAACAGGGACCACGCCACTGATATTTATATCATGCGAAAAGTACCGATTAATTCGGGATGGTCAGTGATTGGATCTATTGAGAGCGGCCCAACTGCCCAGAAACTGCCCAACATATAGCGCAACACTTGCCCGAGCCGTTACGTGATTAGCGGCTAGACTATGAGAGGTTAAGCGTCCCGATAGGTGACGTATGCCGCGAGGTTATCTCTCTCTCTATATATCCAAAATGTACTAGGCCCAGTAGAAATGCACTGCCCTAGTCTGATTCTGCTACCGGCTGGCGCTGGTTTGCGGATTCCCTTGCGGGTATTGTCGAGCGTGAAATAGTCAAAGTCCGAGCGGAGCGAGAGCCGCACGGAATGCGCCCTGAGTGCGCGGGTAATAGAGGCAACTATTACTTTTTACACTCAACCACAGATTGCGCCACCCTAGCCTATGGCACTTTAAACCGTGCATATCATATACAGTGGTCACCAGCGTCGAGAGTAATCTGGAAAATTTATTTTTATAACCTGAAAGGGCTTGACAATTGTGTCAGGCCCTTTTTTTTGGTTTTCATTATGCTGTCAATTCCGACGGTATAACCAAAACCAAACCGAGGGTAATATGATCAATTCAAATAAAAAACTATCAAACGCTCTAAAGCGAATCAGCAAAGAAAACGTGGCGAGTGTACTACTTGATGCGGAGACTTTTGCAGTTTCTCAATTGTTGGAGCATCGCAACACGTCACCGCTAGCAACAATAGCGACGGCGCTGGGCAACATTGCTGGCAAGCCATACGGTTTGTCGCCAAAGCAATATGTCGAGCATTACGAAGCGATGGGGCTTGTGTGGGATAAGAAAAAATCAGCGTTTAGTATTGGCAAGGATGCTAATTTTGCCGAGGCTCCGGTAGGTTACTGGGTAGGAATGGAACGCCCAGTGAATACCGAAAGCGATAGCGAAAAAGCGGTGAAGGCTTTTGCAAGAATTGCCAAGACTGATCTCACACTAACGCAAGCTATCGCACTATTGCAGACCGCGTACCAGACTGATCTAAAGGTAGCGGCATAGCATCATACTCAGCCCATGCTAGTACATGGTGGGCTGGACTATGGTTCTATTGTGCTGAATGGTTGCACCCATGCGTGGAAGGCTTCGCAAGCTTTCCAAGGGTGTTGAGGGTTCGATTCCGTCAGGGCACACCTTTTCAACACCAGCGTTACCTCTCCGGCGCTGGGAACCATCCTTGCCACGATGTAAAACTTGCTCGATGCGTCCTGAGTATGACGAGAAAAACTGCTCATTTTTTGTTTAATAAACGAGGGTAAGTGTATGAACTTCAAAGGTTTGTCAGACTCACAAGTCCGTGAGTTCGGTTTGAGATATTGGGGAAAAGCAAATAAATCTCAAGGAAGTGTTGCGAAAGATTATTTTATTAGGCAGGGTATGGCTTGCCAACTTGAACTTGAACGGCGACACAATTGGAGGAAGCTAGGTTAATGGATATACATTGTAGATACTGCGGCGAGCCGTGGGATAACGACGAATTGCATGACATGGAATCACATATGGGTGAGGCCGTGACGTACTTACAGGCAGCAGAGCGATTCAAGGCGCTGGGCTGTAACGCTTTCAGGCCAACTACAGGTAGGCTTCGTGAATTAGCTGGACTACCTCCAAAGCCTAGGCACTGTACCGCAGAGCCAATCTTACCGGCTGAGATGCTGCGGCATGTTGCAGACTCTCAGGACATGTCGGATTATCCCGACGAGTGGCATAGTCCTGAGGATATTGAGTTTATGTTAGAAATAGCAGAGGAAATGTTCGGATGATATTTAAAGAATTAGACCTTGACGAGGTCAAAAGTTTTAAGGATTGGGCTTGGGATTTTTACAAGGCCGGTGACCCTATTGATGAACTCTGGCACCCAGTTATTCAGGCTGAGTGTCAGAAGATAAACTCAATCATAAACCAGTGCGAACAATACGACCATTACGTGGCAACCTTGGAGGATTACGAGTGAAACTACTAGACACGACGGGCGGTAACGCCAAGCTAAAAAAGAGTGATAAGAGTAGCCAAGAATACCGGCTTGCAGGCTTATCACTCATGCCGGACGATATACTTTGTCCCTATCGGAACGTAGCAGGCTGCGCTAAGTCTTGCCTTGAGTCAGCAGGCATGGGCGTGATCTCAAGCGTCAAGGCTGGCAGGCAACGCAAGTCTGATTGGTGGCATAGTGATCGGGCTGGGTTCTTGGATCAGCTACGCAAAGAACTTCGCAACTTTCAAAAGCTTTGCAAGCGGCAGGGAGTCAAAGCGGCAGTACGTCTAAATGTATTGTCGGACATACCTTGGGAAAAGCATGGGATACCGCAGGAGTTTCCCGATATTTTCTTCTACGACTACACCAAGAATGCGTCAAGGCTGGGCAAGACTCCCGACAATTACGAGTTGATGTTTTCGTACAGTAACGAGCCGGACTATCAGAAGCACGTTGCTAAGGCTTGGAATACCGACGCGCCTATATCGGTGGTGTTCCGTGGCGGTATGCCAGAACATTACAAGGGACGCAGGGTTATTGACGGCGATGCCTCAGACCTTGTGAACGTCAAGGCTGGCAAGGTTGTTGTCGGGTTGGTAGCCAAGGGCAAGGCCAAGAAGGATGACGGCAACTTTGTGGTTGATACTAATCTAATCGCAATAGCATAAGTTAACTATGTCAGTGCAGGTAACGAGGGCCTACGCTGACAACCAAAACCCCTCGCATCCTGAGCATGATGTAAAACGGCTCAACGAGGAAAAAGAAAATGGCTAAAGTAAAATACTTTAAAGTAAGTTCAACCGAAGCGCCTAAGCGTAATACTCAACCGCATTCCACGTGGGGTTCCCTGATAGGGGGCATGAAACGTGGTCAGTGGATGTATGTACCTGCGGAAAAGCGAGCCTGTGCAGCGGCTGCGGCAAACAAGTATTGCAAAGGACGTTACACAATGTTCAAGGTGCCTGAAGGTTTTTGCTTTCAAATTATTAAGTAAGGAAGTGTAATGAATATACATCACGTAAGTAAGGCGACGATCAAGCGCCGTTCAGATAAGGGCTGGACTACTATGAAAGTAGTCACTAAATGTCCCACCGTTGAGATATCTCGGGAAAGCGCCGAGGCTATCGCTGAAGAGGTAGGCATCGGATTCCGGCAGGTTTACGACGTTCTGCATCTGCTCAACTGGGATCATGGTTTTGTTCAGGAAGAGGTAACGCTTTTCCATGACAAAGATAAAGACTTAAACTTGGAGATTTCATAATGTCGGTAATATCACTGTTTCAAAACAACTCAGGCGTAGATATGCTACGTGACTCAGGCTATGGCGGTGCGGATTTCAAAGTCCTCAAAGCCCCTATGACCTACTCAGATACCTTTGGAAGGACTCACAAGGTAGATGGTAAGGACATGTACTACCGTGAGGATACGGGCCAGCAGTTAGCCATCCACGGCAAGCGTTACAATGCTGTTCAGCATACCAAGATGATCGACACAAGCCGTAACATCTTGGAGCGTAGCAGTCTAAACCTTGCCGATGTCCGAGAGGATATACAGGTAGGCTCCGATGGTGCTATGTGTTTTGTAAAGCATACCCTGCCTGAGCATATCATTGAGACACCTGATGGTGATACGGCCTGCATGACCATGCTACACATCAACTCATTCAATGGGGTCTGGTCTTACCAAGGCTCCGCTGGTGTGTTGCAGTCTGCATGTACCAACTCACAGGTCTTTGTTGGTGGTGCCGCTACCATCTACAAGGCTCGTCATACAAATGCCCTGAACGTGGAGCATGGTGCCCGTCTGCTTAATGGTATCTTAGGTATCATGGATCAGCAGAATAATATCTGGGCTGAGTGGGTCAAGCGTGAGTGTAGTGATCGTGAGGCATTCAAGCACATCGCAGAGGCTGCGGGTTCTAAGATTGCTTTGCAGATGCTACACGATGGTGAGCGTATCCCTGAGATAATCATGTACGGTAAAGTCAATGCCAACGATGGTCTGATGTACATGTGGACAAAGTACCAAGAGCATTACAGCCGTAAGTTGGGTGAGAATTACTGGTCAGTTTACAATGTAATGACTGACTGGTCTTCGCATCATGTCGGTAGACGGCGTAAGAATGCTGTTGATATTCCCGTTGCACAACTCAAGAAGTCCGAGAAGGTGCAAGAGATTATCACTAAGGCTTTCCCGATTGCAGCCTAACCCTCCGGCACCTGAGCATGTGTTTAAACTGCTCACTTAATAAAACCCCCGGTAATGGAAGATGACTATGGTTAGTAAAGATATTTTAATTGGTGGATTCCATGACAATCAGGACAGTGAGTACATCAGTGAGTGTATTCACGCTGAACTAGTTGCTATGGGATACGAGCCTGAAGGTTTTTCTTGGGCTATAAGTGTTACTCTTTTTGAAGAAGGTGAAGAAGATGGATAATATAGATATATTTGTCGATCACTTTGTGATTCACTCTGATAGCCGAGAGGCTCTAATTCTTAATGGTAGTGTTGATACTTTTAAAAGTAACTTGCGTGAGCTTGTTTCTTCTGAGGTTAGAAACGTGTTACTTGAGCGTGTGAGTTTGATAGATGATGAGATCACACTTACCGAACCGCACCGGCATGTAAGTCCTCAACAAAAACTACTTAAAACTTACAGGAAAGCTTTGATGGATGTACACAACTCAATGCTTTTTAATTAATAAGTACAGCCCTCTCCGTATACCCGTAACGTTAAGGAATTAAATGAATATATTCTACATAGACCCATGCCCTGTAAAGGCTGCACAAATGCAGTGCGATAAGCATGTGGTCAAGATGGTTTTAGAATCTGCACAAATGCTCTGTGCTGCTCATCACATTGAGGGTGATGGTAATGTACCTTACAAATTGGCTCACAAGAATCACCCCAGTACCGTTTGGGTAAGGGATAGTGCGCCTAATTATAGGTGGCTTTACAGGCATTTTGAGGCCCTCTCAGAGGAGTATACCGATAGGTATGGTAAGGTACATCTTACGTGGGAAAAGTGCCGAGAGCCTCTTAGACACCCTCCTACAGCCCTATCCAGTCCTGAGCTAGGGTGGAAAGATCATACACCACCACCTCAGTGTATGCCTGATGAGTGCAAGCGTGAGACTTCACTGGCTGGGTACACTGAATATTATTTTAATTACAAACCAAAGGTTATTGATATGCGTTTCCGAGGAGTTAAGTATGAGTGATTTATTTTACAGGGCTGTTCGTGGTCAAGAGTACCTTGATGAGTTTTACCCTGAGCGTAACTGGCCTTTGCAATGTAGCCGTCAGCCTAGACCACACGTCATAGAGACTGTGAAGTTGTTGCGGAAAGGTCATGCCCCTTTAGAGATATCTAATCTTTTAGGTATATCTTATTCATCAGTCAAATCAACCGCACGCAGGTGTAATCTACATGAAGAATATAATTGATATGTGTAACCACATCCTTGGGTTCAGTGAGTGTTACTTTGAGACTGGGATTGTAACACCTGTTGTACGCGAGGATGCCTTACGGCTGTGTCTTAAACATGGTGATGACTTCTGCATAGGGTTCGTTGCTATCTACCTTGAGGTACAGAATCAGGAGTATCAAAAATTCTCTTGACACCGTTCTTGACTAGCTGTACAATCCCTTTCAAGGTTTTAAAGGAGATATAAAAATGAGTTCTACAGATACTAGAATGGAGTTTTGTTCAGAGTTAGACGATTGGTGGTGTCAGTTGTTTGCTATGAGACTGGGCGCACCTTTACCTTCTGAAAGAATTAAACTAAGGTTTATTGGATTTGTTGAAGAGCGTTGCCAAGAGGTAGGATCTTGGAGAATACGTGACGATGATCTAACAGTATTGTTTTCTGAATTCATAGACGAACTAGGAGGTTGGTAATTTTATTTGATATTACTACTGATGAGTACAAGGCTTTCACGGCCTCTCATCTTATTGGATTGTTATATGAGAATAAGTCTAGTTACCATATAACTTACGGTAAGGACAGGCATTGCCTGACAATAGAGGAGGGCATCGACGGATCTATAGAAGAGCAAGTCTCTGAATTTTTTATTGACAACGCATCCAAGTGATGTTAATTTATAATGACGCTAACAAAGGAGAAAACCTATGCGTATGATTGATGGTATCCCACAAGTGTTAACTGGCGAAGCCTTTTATCCACATGTGAAAGTTCCTGTCCCTAACTTCAGTGGTGACCGTAACGGGTATGAGATTAACCTAGCGGTATCTGATGAGGTATATAATCAGTTCGTTGCTGCTGGCTTCAACGTCGGTGTCAAGGCGGCTGGTCGTTCTAAGTACACGGAAGATCCCGTGATTCATTTCTATCAGTGGGAAGTGAACGGTAAGGGTGAGAAGAATCCTGCACCTAGACTGGTAGACCTTGAGAAGAATGAGATTGATGTGCAGATTGGTAACGGCTCAAAGGTAGCAGTGCAGTGGCGAGCAGCCGTGTACGGGCCTAACAAGCAGTACAAACGTGCCATCCTTGAGAACGTACAGATCATTGAGCTTGTCGAGTATGGGCAGGGTGCATCTGGTGAATCAGCTTTAGCATTTTAGAGGAGGTAATATGACTGAAGAGACTACAAACACCGTGACCTTTGAGGACAAGGAATACAATGTCGCTGATCTTTCTGAACGTGGTCAGGCCCTTGTAGGTCTTATACGCTCAGTACGTGAAGAGTCTGCGGGTTTGCAGACCCGGCTAGCTGTTCTACAGGCAGCAGAGATAACCTTCTCCAAGGAATTGGAGGGGGTATTCAACGAGCCTGATCAGGAAGAGCTTGAAGGGATGGACTAAACTAAGAGGGGCTGAAAGGCCCCTTCTTTTTCTGGAGGCATAATGGCTTTTGTAGAGACACATCTAGACTGCCCCACTTGTGGACACAGAGAATGTCTTGGTCTTAACGAAGACGGCAGTGCAAAATGTTTTTCATGTGGTGATTATATTAGAAACTTCAAAGAGGGAGATATGGAACCAACCCCTAGATTGGTAAAAGATAATGTCGTAATCAGTGAAGGAAACTTCAACAACCTGCGTGACCGTGGGATTAGTGAGGCTACTGCAAAGAGATACGGCGTTAAGTCCACTGTTAATTCTAATGGTGACATAACACGACACTTCTATCCGTACTACAACGGGTCGGAGGAGGTGGCGTACAAGACACGCATCGTGGATGGTAAAGGCTTCATTGCTACCGGCCCTATATCAGACTGTGGTTTGTTCGGACAGCAGTTAGTAGGCGACAAGGGTGGTAAGTACGTTACCCTAGTTGAGGGTGAGTGCGATGCGATGGCAGCCTATGAGTTGCTAGGATCTAAGTGGCCTGTAGTATCTATTAAGAATGGCGCACAGGGTGCAGAGAAAGATGTAAAGAATCAGATAGAATTCCTCGAAAGGTTCGACAACATCATCATCTGCTTTGATGCTGACAAACCCGGACAGGAAGCAGCAAAGAAAGTAGCAAGACTGTTGAAGCCTAACAAGGCTAAGATCATGGTCATGCCTGACGGCTTCAAGGATGCCAATGATATGCTGCGTAAGAACCAGCATGGCTCCTATGTTGCTGCGTGGTGGAACGCTAAGACCTACACACCCAGCGGTGTACTCAATGTAAGTCAGAACAAAGACAAGTTCCACAACCGTGTTAAGAAGAAGGCTATCCCATATCCTTGGGAAGGTTTAAACAAGAAGCTAGAAGGCTTACGTCAGGGTGAGCTTGTGCTACTTGCAGGTGGTACAGGGCTTGGTAAGTCCAGCGTCACACGCGAATTAGAACACTGGCTTATCAAAGAGACTGATGACAATATCGGTATCGTTGCTCTTGAAGAGGACTGGACACGTACTGTGGATGGTATCCTTTCTATCGAAGCTAATGCTAAGTTACACATTGATCGTGTACGGGAGGAACACTCAGTAGATGAACTAAACATTCTGTTTGATGATCTGTTCATTGATAACGACAACAACGACAGGGTGTGGATACACGCTCACTTCGGTTCCAATGATATTGATGGTATCTTTTCTAAGCTACGCTACATGATCGTTGGTTGTGAATGTAAGTGGGTTGTAATTGATCACCTGCACATGATGGTATCCGCCACATTGGAGGGCGATGAACGTCGTTCTATTGACTCTATCATGACACGCCTTCGCAGCCTTGCTGAAGAGACAGGCGCTGGTCTTATTCTTGTGTCACACCTTCGTCGTATTGATGGCAATAAGGGACATGAGAAGGGTGCTGAGACAGACCTTAGCCACCTTAGAGGTAGTCAATCTATCGCTCAGTTGTCGGACTGTGTCATAACTCTTGAGCGTAACCAGCAGGCTGATGATCCTATTGTGGCATCCACCACCCGTGTTCGTATCCTGAAGTCTAGGTACACAGGGGATGTCGGCATCGCTACCTACTTGCAATACGATAAGGATACTGGTAGGCTCCATGAAGTTGATGACTCAGACATTGACTTTAATCCTGAACAAGAAGATACGCTGGCGTTTGAATGAAGCTATTATTTGACATAGAGACTGACGGACTTGAGTACACAAAGATATGGTGTCTTGTTGCTCAAGAAGTAAACACTGGTGAGGTCTGGAGCTACGGGCCTGATGAGATAGAAGAAGGAGTTAAGTTACTAAACAAAGCAGAGCAACTGGCAGGACATAACATCATTGGTTTTGATATACCTGCCCTAGAAAAGCTCACGTCTTTCAAGCTTGGCAATCAGCAGATCATAGATACCTTGGTGTTGTCTAGATTATTTAATCCTGTACGTGAAGGTGGTCACAGCCTTGCGGTATGGGGAGGCAAGCTAGGCTTGGCTAAGATTGAGTTTGATCAGTTTGATTGTTATACACCTGAGATGCTTGAGTACTGTGAGCGTGATGTTGGAGTCAACGTCAAGGTTTATAAGGCTTTGCAGAAAGAAGGTGTTGGCTTCTCCCCTGACTCAATAGAGCTAGAGACTGAAGTGGCCTCTATCATGAAGGATCAGGAACATAACGGCTTTTACTTTGATGAGTATAAAGCAAGTATGTTACTGGCTCTTATGCGTGAGAACATGACTAAGCTTGAGGAGCAAGTAGGTGAGGTATTCAAGCCTAAGATAGATGAGCGTCTTATATATCGTCGTGAGACAGGTAAGGGTGAGACATCAAAGATGGGTTCTTGGGATACTCCTAGCGGTAAAGGTGTGCGCCTTACTGAAGAAGAGTACGAGTATCTAAGTCAACCCGCCAACTTCAGTACCAGCAGGCAGAGCATAATGGACTTCAACATTAGCTCAAGAAAGCAGATAGGTGAGTACCTGATTGAGTTTGGATGGAAGCCTACAGAGTTTACTGTGAACGGCAGACCAATCGTTAATGAGAAAACATTGTCTCTTATAAACGACATACCACAAGCAGAACTGATAAAAGATTATCTAATGCACCAGAAGCGTGAGGCTCAGATTAAATCGTGGTTAAAAGCACTAGAAGATGACGGTAGAGTACACGGTTATGTGATACCTAACGGAACCATCACAGGCCGTATGACTCACCGTGAGCCTAACATGGCACAAGTACCTAGCTCTAACTCACCTTATGGTAAGGAGTGCAGAGAGGTATGGACTGTACCTAAAGGGTACAAGCTGGTGGGTATTGATGCCAGTGGACTTGAGTTACGTATGCTTGCACACTATATGGAAGACGAGGAGTACACAAATGAAATTGTCAACGGAGACGTACACACAGCTAACCAGCACCTTGCAGGACTTGAATCTAGAAATCAGGCGAAAACATTCATCTATGCACTGCTGTACGGAGCAGGAGATGAAAAGCTTGGAAGCGTGGCTGGAGGAGGCAGAGACGCTGGTTCAAAACTTAGAAAATCTTTCTTCGATAATCTTCCATCATTTACAAATCTCAAAAATAAAGTTGCAAGAGCTTCAGCAAGAGGGCACCTCAAAGGTTTAGACGGACGTAAGTTATTTGTACGTTCAGAACACTCAGCCCTCAACACGCTGTTACAGGGTGCCGGTGCTATCGTAATGAAGAAAGCTTTAGTTATTCTCAATGAGAAAATAGCTGGACTTGATGCCAAGTTTGTGTGTAACATACACGATGAATGGCAGTTAGAGGTTGAAGAGATGAGTGCTGACACTGTAGGCAACCTTGGTGTTGATGCTATAAGGGAAGCAGGTATTCATTTTAATTTAAAATGTCCACTAGATGGAGAGTACAATGTCGGAAGCGATTGGTCAGCGACCCACTAAAAACATAAAGTTTGAAGACGGTAAGTGGTGGTACATGGGACAGAAGGACGGGAGACGTTCCGTAGAGGCCCATGAAAAGAAAAACAAAACACGCATGTTTGTCGATGGTAAGTACATATCTAAAGAACATCCTCTACATAAACCCGGAAACTATAAGGGCTTCACTGATGCGGCGTTCAGTTCCTTAGAAAACTATGAAAGGTCTAAAGAAGGTGAGGTATATATTATACATAACCCTGCCTTTCCGGGTTGGGTCAAGGTTGGTATGGCTGTAGATTCTTTGGATAGGCTAAAGCAATATCAGACATCCTCACCTTATAGAGATTATAAACTTGTAAAATCTTACAAGGTTCCTAACAGGCGCGAAGCTGAGGCTAAAGCTCATAAGGCTTTAACAATTGAGGGACGTGGACGTAGAGGTGAGTGGTTCTACATGGGATCTAGTGTAGCTGTTACTGAACTTGATGATTTATTTTATACTGGAGAACAACTTGAACTCTTCTAAAGACCTAGACAACCTTGTAGATGATATCTATGGAGCTTTGGATGCCCTGTCAGAGGGCAAAGAACTTGATATAACCGATGATATGATCTATGACTTTGGCGAGCGTATGAAGGGTGCCTTGGCCCACTGGTCACAGCCACACAAGCAGTCCAAGGGATTACGTATGAGTAACATTGGTAAGCCTGCCCGTCAGCTATGGTATGAATCCCGTAGAGATCTTGATGAACCGTCTACTATGAAGGCTCATACACACATTAAGTTCTTATACGGCCATCTACTTGAAGAAGTACTTCTCCTACTTGTTAAACTCTCAGGACATACTGTCACTGATGAGCAGAAAGAAGTAGAGGTAGACGGTATCAAGGGTCACATGGACTGTAAGATTGATGGTGAGGTAGTTGATATTAAGACTGCTTCTAACTTTGCTTTCAAGAAGTTCTCTGAAGGTACGCTGGCAGTGGACGATCCCTTTGGTTACATGGCCCAGTTGAGCGGCTACGAGGCAGCAGAGGGTACATCTGATGGTGGTTTCTTGGCTATTAACAAGGAGTCAGGTGAGCTTGCACTACTGAGGCCCGGAGATTTATCCAAGCCCAACATTAGTACAAGAATAAAAGAACTAAAAACAGCCCTCTCTATTGACAACCCTCCAGATCGTTGCTATACTGATATACCCGAAGGCAAAAAAGGTAACATGAGGCTCGCTGCTTCGTGTAACTATTGCCCGTTTAAACATGATTGCTGGGCAGATTCTAACGGTGGTGAAGGTCTTAGAGCATTTAGATACTCAAATGGCTTAAAGTACTTTACTAAAGTTGTGTCTGTGCCTAGAGTAGAGGAAGTAGTATGAACAGTAAGGACTGTAAGAAGATAAGCAGGCAGACAGATCTTATTCTTGTTGAGTGGCTAAAGACTTTAGTTTCTGAAGAAGAACAAGAGCAGATAACCCCATCAAATATTCATCAGCTATTGCCTGATACTAATTATTTTTTTATAGGCAAGACTCTAAGATTGAGTTTCTATACTCCTAAGTGGGTGCGCCAGTGTATCAAGAAGCTGATGAAGCTTGGTAAAGAAGTAGAAAGTATTACTATGATTGACCTAGAAGAATATACAAAGAGCCGTGGGGTGTCCCATTAGCACCAAGAAAAAAGCTACTAGCGGCTGGCGTAAACCTAGAGTACCCCGCCCAAAGCTTGTGAAGAAAGACGGTAACAAGTACGACTCTATCTGGGAGATGGTGTTACATGAGTCAATCTTAAAAGACTGGGAGCATCATACAGACTATGTATCATATGTTATTGAGCATAAGTACGAGCCTGACTTTGTTAGAAAGATTGGCAAGAAGAAGATCCTACTTGAATCTAAAGGCAGGTTCTGGGACTTTCAAGAATACAATAAGTATGTCTGGGTAAAGAAGATATTACCTACGAATACTGAACTGGTGTTCTTGTTTGCTAACCCGTCAGCCCCTATGCCGGGAGCCAAGCGCCGTAAAGATGGTACTAAAAGATCACATGGTGAGTGGGCTACAGCGAATGGCTTCAGATGGTTTAGTGAGGACAGTATCCCTGACAGTTGGATTGACAAGTCTGCTAGAGATACTGAAGAGTTTAAGAAACGTAATGATAAGATTAACTTGGAGATGCAATGAAGACTATTGATGACGCAACACCAGAAGAGTGGAATGCACTTAGAAAAAAACCTGCAACACCTGTAGCTGATACTTGGAATTATGTTTATGATGACAACGAACCTAATCATCACCCTGTGTTTGGTGAAAACATACCTGATAACAGCACTAAGTTTGATAATGTTAACAGACCAGAACATTACAATAACGGGGGTATGGAGTGTATAGACGCAATCAAAGGAATGCTGACACACGACGAATACATTGGTTATTTACGAGGAAACGCACTTAAATATAACTGGCGTTGTCGCTACAAAGGTAAGCCCATAGAAGACTTGCGTAAGGCGCGTTGGTATGAAGAGCGTTTGATTCGTTACATGTTGGAGCATCCGGGTGACAAGTTGGGATAGGAAAGCAGAAAGGACTGAAATGTTTCATAAAAGAAACAAAGTAAAGAATAAGAAACAAAACAAAGCAAGAACTAAGGGCTACAGGCAAGCTCAATTAACAGAGAAGGATGATTTGGATGACATCAAAGATTGGCATACAGGATTATTTAGGGATTCAGATTGATTATGATCGGGAAGAAACCCTTAATAATTTTTCTTTAGAAACTTTAAAAGACCGCTACTTTTGGGGAGATGAGACACATGCCCAAGAAGCCTTCGCCAGAGCGTCCGTCTATGGTGCAACGTATCAGGGACTTACTGACTATGATCTTGCACAGCGACTTTACAACTACGCAAGTAAGAGTTGGTTCGGCTTTAGCACTCCTATACTTAGCAACGGGGGAACCACACGTGGCCTCCCTATTAGCTGTTTTCTTAATTATGTTCCTGATTCAAGGCGCGGCCTATCTGATCATTATGATGAGAACATATGGCTGGCAAGTGGAGGTGGAGGCTTGGGTGGATATTGGGGTGATGTTAGAAGCAACGGCGTTTCTACTGCTAACGGCAGTCAGTCTACTGGTAGCATCCCTTTCATGCACGTAGTTGATAGTCAGATGCTGGCCTTCAATCAAGGTATCACCCGTAGGGGATCTTATGCAGCGTACATGGACATCAGCCACCCAGAGGTGGAGGAGTTCATTGCTATGCGTAAGACTACTGGTGG